CTAATCTACATTATCATCAGCGTTCGCTAATGCTATAAGTTCGGTTATATTCATTTGCCTATAATCGTTATTCTCTTTATATTCTATCGCTTGGATCTGCTCTTTTCCAAACAGGCTAACGCCCGCATCAATAAAAAGTTTAGAAACTTTTTCAGCCGCCATGATAATATTGATATTGTCTTTCACTTTATCGCCTGCTTTTTTTATCATCTTAATCAGCTCACCTCTTGCCACAATAGCGCAAAATAAGATCTGTTTTTTAATATAAGCGGTGTTCATTGCTTTCAAAATCAATTCGTCGCTACTTGTTTCAGCTATCGCTTCCACTACCACGGGATCAAGGTCTAAGTTTTCTAAACTTTGTTTTAACACTTCTTTAACTTCTTCTTTTTTAGTGTCTAAAAATAATCCCATTTTATCCGTTGTCAGCTTGTCTTTTAAAACGGCGGCGGCTTCGTTAGTAATCTTTTTCTTTTCCCATTTGTCGCGTATCTTAAATTTTCTTATTAAACTAACGCTCACGCCATACTTTTTACTTAATGCATTAAGGCTCAAGCCATGCGTCTCATACATGGCCCTTATTTCTTTTAATATAACTTTATTTTCCCACTCTCCATCCATCACCCATAATGCTAATGTCCTGTTACTAATGCCAAATTTTGAGGCGATCTTTTGTTTAGATTCTAAACTTCTTTCATAGTATCTTTTAACCCTAAGCTTAAAATCGTTTGAATAAGCTTTATTTACTTTTTTATTTTCGTTTTCTTTTCTTTCTCCTTCCATTAGTTGTCTTCCTCTAAGCTCTGGTATTTTATGGGATCAATTTTGCCGCCGGCATCGTTAATATAATCTATTTTTTTCTGGTGCTCTTTGATTTTAGCTAACATTAGCGGACTCACACTACCGCCTAAGCTCTCCAACATCTGCAAATTTTTCCTTAAAGAATTAAGTAGTATTTCTTGCGTTTGTGTGGCTCTTGCGGTGTTTTCTTCCTTGCTTCTAAATCCCCAACTTGTCATCGCTTTGGCTTCATCTCTTAATTTCTGCGTTACCTGTCCGCCTTGTGCCATGGTCTTTGCGACTCGGTTAGCATAACTTAACCTAGCGTTATCCGTTTTTGCTAAATCAAAATCAACGCCTTTTAACCCTCCTGTCTTATGGTTGATCCATAGCTTAACTTGATTGATAATCCCGCTATGATCTTGTGCTTTTTTAATCAAATCATCTCCTAAATCTAAAGCCTTAAGATCATCAAAAATATCCTGTGTAGCTTTGTTAATGCTCGCTAACCTTGTCTTATTCTCGCTTTTAATATTTAGATTTCCGTTTAAATTCACATTCAAATCAAGTCCTAAAAACTTTTTAGCCATGTAGTAATCAAACGCTGTGATGCTTCTATTTTTGATCTTATCATCCAAATAGGCGATCCCGGTAGAAATGTAAGACGGCTCATCTGCTTCTAAAGCTTGACTATTAGCTAAATTTTGATTAGCTAACGCTTGATCATTCTTATTCTCGCTTTCTGGCGTGCTTTGTGGCTTGATCGGTTTATAAAGGCTGTTTAGTTGTTCTTCAAAAATTTCACTTTCTGTTTTTTCATTCATTGCTTTGTCCTTTCATCAAATCATTTTAAAAATGAACTTTTTAACCGATTCATCTTCTAGCTTGCCCTCTTCAATCAATTCCTTACGCTTCAAATTGTAAGCGATCTCGTTTTCTATTTTTATCTTTTTATTTAAAACATCGGCTTCCATTAAGGCAATTTGTGATGATAGCACCTTATTGCTTTCTAGCACTACCTGCAAGCAAGATAACGCCTTTAATTCCGCTACTCTTAAGGCTTTGAGTTGCTCGGCTTATTTTAAAGTGTTATCAATGTTCTCTTTAATATATTTCTTTAAAAACTCGCTTTCAAGCTCTTTTAAAAACATTTCTTTCAAGTTTTCGTTAATCACACTATAAAACGCTTTCGGTTGCGCGCTTAAAAAACTAAAATCTAAATTCTTAATCACGCTTTCAATGATAGCGTTTAGCTCGCTTTCTAAAATACCTAAAATCTTGCTCGTTAATGCGCTTATGGTGTTATTCGTTGCTTCGCTTACAATCTCGTTTTTAGCGTTTTGTAATTCGCTTTGTAACTCACTGCTACTTAAAAGATTATCAAGCTCGCTTTTAATCTCGTTTTTGATTTCTTGCTTTAAAGCGTTAGTTATCGCTTGCTTGTCAAATTGGTTTAAAAGCTCGTTGTGTATTTCTTTAGTTAATGCTTCATTATCAACAAGCTCCTTAACATTTTTTTTTACGATTATTGGCATCTCTACTAATTGCTCGTTTAAATAGCCTTGAAATTCGTTTTTTAAGCTTTCTAAATTTTCTTTAGCTTTTAGTATTGACTAGATCGCTTAATTCGTTTTTCGCTAACTCTAGCGCTTCATTATTTTTTTGTTTAAGCGATTCGCTTTCGTTAGTGAATTCTTGTGTCTTATTGTAGAGTTTCATTTTTTAACTCCTTGCTATTTTAACAAATTCTACAAACAGTAAAAATTTCTTTCAAGGGTTAGATTTTTTAAAAGCGTTTATCAACGCTTCATAGCCTTGCAACTTCGCTTCGCATGTGTTGTCTTTAATAATGATTTTGTGGTATTTGTCTTTAATCTTGGCAGTTTCTAAAAGCTTGTTAGCCTTGTATTGTTGGCTTTCTAATTCTAGCGCTTGGATCGTTTCATTTTGTTTGATCAAGTGCGCTTCGTTAATTTCTAGTCTTTCATCCGCTAGCGCTAATTTAACTTTTAGATTATTATTCAAAACTAACAAAATAACAATAACAATATAAGGCATAACCCCCCTAAAAACCCTAAAAATCACACCATAAAACATCAGTACCTAAAAAAAGGATTAGAGTTAATATAGCTTTTGACTTCTTCCATGCTCGCTGGCTTGGGCTTTGCTATTGGCGTGTTTTGTGTGGGTAGCATGTTTTGTGTGGGTAGCATGTTTTGTGTGGTTGGCTTTTTAGCGCTATTACCAACTGACACGCTCGCTTTAGCGCTTGGTGTTACTTTCATTAACCATTCTTGTTGCTGTTGGTTTAGCGCGTTTTCAAGCTTCATGGCTTTCGCTCTGTGATCGTTTAGCGCTTTGTTTTGCTTGTGGCTCTCTTCACTCATGATCTGTTGTCTTTTAGCAAAATCCATGCTTTGTTCGGCTTGTCTTTTTTGCAAGTCAAACGCTTCGGCTTGCTTCTTATCATTCGCTAAATCTCGCATTCTTTGATACTTTAAGGCTTCTTCTCTGATTTTAGCGTTATCAAAAAGGCTTCCTGCATTAGCGATTGTATTAGCAAAATTTCCCATGCTTTCATTTAACACTAAGTTAGCGTATCGTTGGTTATTCAACGCCTGGTTAAAACTATCTAAAGCGCCTCTACCCGCTGTAATACTCTCAAAATAAGCCATTAGCTTGTCCTTTCTTTAAGTTTGTTTGATATAACGCTTATAGTTATATTCTTACTTAGGGTTGTATTACCTTTAAGCGCTTTAAAGGTTATTGTATGCTTTCCTACCTTATCGCTTCTAAACAAACACACGCTACCGCTCGCTATTATCTCGTTAGCTTCATTATAAAAACCCTCTTCAGCATTAGATAAGGTGCTAAACCCCCATAACCTTGCTGGCGCGTCTTTTAAAACTTCTAACTTATCGCTAAAAACCTGTATAGAATTAACTTCGCTTTGTTCGTTAAGCTTCTCTAATTCCTTACTCAAATTATTTAATATCGTTTTCAACTCGTTCGTTTGTTCTTTTTCTTGCACGCTTATTATTCCTCCGGTGCTAAATTTGATCTGGTTGTATTCAGATCCGATCTGGCTTATGAGTTTAAAAGTTATATCAAAATTTGACGCTGTGATACCATTAGCTGCGTTGGCTTGCACCTGTAATAAGCTTACTAATGCGTTCGCGCGGTTTATCATAGCATTATCTTTTAGGCTTTTTAGCATCGCTTGGCATTGGATTAGCTTGTTTAAGGTTTCGGCTTTCTCGTTTTGTAAATTCGCTTGCATCACTAAAAAATCAATTTGCATTTTTGCTCTCACTTGCTCGCTCTGTCCGCCTTGCGCTTCTTCGCTTAAAGCTAACTGCTCGCTCTGTAAGGCTGCTTGCATGCTCGTGGTGTTTAAGTCTTTGTTATTAAAATTTTGCTTTTGTAAGGCATCTTTGAATAAAATGAAATTTCTTATAAATCGTGTTGTGTCCATTCTTCACACCTTATCAATAACCTTAAATAAAAAATTATTAACGCCTTTGTCTTTGACTAAATCAAAAAACTTTTTTACCGCTTCGTTGCTTTTATAAATCATCTCTTCATCGTGTTGCATTCCTAACAAAATGCACCCTAAAGTATCATGCGCGCTGTTTCCTACATGGATTAAAATTTTTCGGTTTTTGAAATCCTTGTTATTTGGATCTACTAGCTGTAACACTTCATGGCGTGAGTTATTGCATTTTTTATTTTGGTATTCTTTAGGCACCGTGCAACCCGTATCGCTCCACTCTAACTCGTAATCTCTCGCTATTATCGGCTTATCTAAATTCGGCGTATCTGTTGGCTCTCCGCTGTTTTCTAATGAAAAGCAACTGAATAAGGCTTTTTCTTTTTCGTAGTGTTTGATTATCGCTTTATCGCTTATGCCTTGATCGTGCGTGCTTTCAAACACTTTAAAATTTCCTAACATGCCGCTTTCTTTCTTGTCTTTCCTTACTAGGGATCTTAAATCATGTTTTCTTTCTAATAGCGCTAAATACATTAACTTCCTTTAGTTTCTTGGTATTTAACTACAATCAAGCCTTATTTTAAAGGGTTATTATTTTTTGTGCAAAACTTCAAATCGTTTTCTAGCGTTTCGGTATAAATCAATAACGCTCGCAAATATTCTAACACTTCTAAATGCTCGCTCGGTCGTGTAGGTATTTCAATGTCGCATTTAATTGGCACTTTCACATCTCTATAAATCACCTTTTTAGCGCATGCGCTAAAGCTAACGCTAGCAGCACACGCTAAAAATAAAAGCTTCATTGTAAAATTTCATAAACGATCGCTTGAGAATGCTTATAAAACACTCTGTCGTTATTATAAGTTGTCGGTATGCTTTGCGTGGTTAAACCTCTAAAACTAGCGTTATTTAAATAGGTCGTTTCAAAACCATCAGTGCTATTGGTATAATTCACATTCACCCATAAATCTTTATGTTTTCTAGCAAATACCGCTATTTTATAATCCACTTGTTCGCTTGGCGTTTTAAAAATACAATTACACCTATAAGTGTCTGCAATTTTTTGATCAAATAAATTAATGGTTTTGTTTTGATAAAAGCTATTTATGATCGGCCACGCTTTAGAATTAGCTTTCAAGCATAACACCATTTCGCCCATGCTATTGCTATAAGCCCCGTTCGTGGTTATTTCAAACGGCATGCTAAAATTCACGATGTAGGTTTTACTCGCTTGTAGAGTGATACTGCTAAACTCAAACAACTCAATAAAGGTATCACTTTCATTGAAAAATAGGGTTTGTTCCCCATAAACGCTATATCCTAAAAATTTGAGAACACCTTTTATTTGTGGGTTTAGCGCTTGCGCTAGATTGTCTTTAGCTTCTTTGAGTTTGTTTATAAGATTAGTTTTTAATTCGTTCCCTGCGTCGTTAAGCTTTTGTATTTCGCTAACTCTAGCGCTCTGTAATTCCATGTTCAAGCGTGCTTCTAATTCTTGCTTTTTAGCTTCTAATCTTTGTTTTAAAGCGTCAATTTTAGCCTTTAGTTCTTGTTCGCTCGTTTCATAGTTCTTAAGCGCGCTTTTTAGTCTTTGTATCTTTCCTACTATCTCTAAATCGTGTTTACTAAAGTTTTTTAAAAGATCTAATTGATTTAAAACATTAGAAATTTGGTAAATACCTTCCAAACTACAATAAACCTGCTCTATGAAATTGCCATTATTTAAAGCGTTTTCTAAATCTGTCAAATCCATTCTACAACCTTTTTTTTAAATTCTCTAACACTAAAACGCTCACGCTCTCCGCTCCTAAATATCCAAAGCCTCCACCAACCGCTACACACAAACTTGTTGGTAAATTAAAAAAATAATCCATGATTTCGTAACCGATCCATGTGATCAGCATGCTCGATCCCACGCCTTGAATAATATAAAACACTTTTTCGGTTTTGTTTTTAAAATTTTCGTTTTTTATACTTCTAAAAACATACAAAAAACCAACAAATACACCGATCGCTATCACCAACAAATACGATATAAACTTTGAAATTTCAAAACCTAAAACGATTAAATGCTGTTCCATTATTTGATTTTAATTTTCTTATCTTTGAAATGTTTTAAATCCATGCCTTCTAAATGCTCGTTTAATAAAATCGCAATGTCTTCTGACACTTTTAAATTATTTATAATTTTGGCTTCTAATTTTTCGATCTTGCCAATGTGGCCAATGGTCAAAACCAGTTCAAAAATTTCCAACAAACAAAACAAAAACACCACTGCCGGTATTATTTTTAAAATCTTTTCACTCCACATGCGCTAACCTTTAAATGCCTGCGTTAAGATAACTCAATTCTAAATTTTCTAAAATTTCATCATCGCTTTGTTTTTTCTTTTTGACTTTAGCGATGAAATCCCTATAACCTTTATTCTTTAAACGCTTTAAGGCTTCATTATTAGCCTTTTTACACGCTAAACGCTTTTTTTTAATGTTTTCAATATTCTTAAAATTTTTAATATAATTTAAATTTTTCATTAAACACCTTTCTTTTTCTTTAATTTAATCGTAATGAGGCGTTTTTTTAAAGGGTTAGTTCTTCTTATACCCTCCATGTCGGCTTAGCTTTAAATCTTGCGTTATAAGTTTCTTTAACCTCTCGTTTTATGGGCGCTTTCACGCTCTCATGCGTTATCGCGCTCGCTAAGGCGTCTATGCAATCATCTTTTTTAAAAGGCTTATCCGGATTGAAGCTAAAAAGTTCTTTTTCTATCTGCTCGGTGTTGTTGCTAGAATGGCTAAACACTAAAAACCCGGTATTATAAAAAGGTCTTATCGCTTTGATTTTATCTACTTTGCTAATCTTTCGGCTTGGCGTATAACAAATGATCTCATCGTTCAGTAATTCCTTGTTGTTTTCTTTAGCTTGTTGGTTGTGTCTTGCTAATGCCACTAAAAGCAAACGATACAATACCAAACCTCCGCCATCGCTTTCTATAAAGGTTTTTGCGTCCTTGTATTTTTCTTTGTGCTCTAGAATGTGTTTAATGGTTTCTTCTTCGCTCCATATCCCAAAAAAACAATCTAAAACGATATACCTGGCGCTCTCTTTGTAGTTTTCAACGCCCACGACGACAATAGCTCTATTATCTGCATTCTGGCTCAAACTTAAAGCGTTATCTACAAAAATATAAGTATTCATCCCATTTGTAGCCTTAAAGCTTCTAACTGTTCCTTATTATGCTTGGCTTCAAATAATGGCGTGTCTTTCTCTCTTGTGTGTTGGAAATCCTTTATTTTGTAAGTTTCTTGGTTTTGGTTTAAGGCTTTAAGCTGTATGATTTTCCATTTTCTAATCGTTTCAATATCAAAATTCCGCTCGCTTTGTAAAAACCCGCATAAATCATTAGTTCCTAATCGCTGCATTAAAATCGTTATGTTAGAGTTAGTGTCTTGCAAGCGCGAGATAACGCTTTCTTTAAAGTTGTAATTAACAAGGCTCACCTCTCTTTTGGAATTCATGCCGCTCACTTTGATTGGATCATCAATAAGTATCTGATTAGCATGAAAACCTGTGAGCGCGCTTTTTAGCGTGGTTACAAACAAGCCCCCACCCTCTCGTAAAATAAACTCTCTTGCGTTGTTTTGCAAAAACTCTAAAGGCTCATCAAAAAAGATACTTTGATAAAAAGAACTGTTTATTAAATCTCTTACTTGGTTGGCAATTTTTCTGCATAAGTCATCGCTATAAGAAATATAAAAGATTTTTTTAGTCCTGTCTTTGCCTAAACTCCATGCTATGAAGCATCTTGCGATAATTTCGGTTTTTCCATAGCTTGGAGGCATGTTCAAAATCAAACGCCTGATTAGCTCATCGCTTTGGCATGTGTTAGGTTGCGTGCATTCTAAAACCTTGCATAAAAATCTAATGTGCCAGTTGTCTAAAAAAGGCTTATTCTCATATCTTTCCCACTTCAAGCGCACGAATTGGTAAAAATCACGCCTTGCTAATTCTCTAATCGCTAATTCTTTTAAAGCTCGTTGCTTATCCATAGCATAACGCTCCCACAGAAAAACAAACCGCTAAAATAAAGCTAATCCCTAAAATGAAAATCAAAACGCTAAACGCTAACATTTCTAAAAACTTCATTTCAATAATCCAAATTCTGCGCGCTCGGGTATTTACGCCATGTTGTTTTGTCGCTCGTTTTTAGTTTCTTTTTCGCTTTAGTATCCGTTTCTTGGTTGTTAGTATTATTGGCAGCGTTTTGTTGTTGCATCTCTGTAATCGCTACGGCTTGGTTAATCTTTTCACTTTCGTTCGTGGTTTGAGATAGCGCTCCTTGTTCGGTGTATTTGTGAGCTTTAGCCTGTAATTCCATGATCTCAGCCTCTAATTTTTGGATTTGTAAGGCTTGGATTTGTTGGTTATAAGGAGCGTTCGCTTTGGCGTTTTGTTGTTGTATAGCGTTAGCGTTTTGTATCGCTTCTAAAACATCGTTAGTGATTGGACTATCCATGTCGTTTAGCATCAGTGGCACTAAGCTAGGCACTAGATCCGGTCTTATTGGCGCTAAAATCTTTAAAAGCTCGTTCCAGTTATACCATTTTTCATCTCGACTCTCCGTCTTTAATTGGGATTTCAAAATCAGATCAAATTTTAGCGGTCTTATTTTGTTATCTTCGCTAGAATTGATTTTAAAATATCTATCTCCTAACTTCCTATCCACGATTTTAAAAACTTGTTCTTTAGTGAAATATTCGCAAATAAAGCTAACCGCTAATCTAAAAACCAGCCGATCCATATCATCAGTAGCCTTTAAAAAGGTTTGCAAGCCCATCAAACCGCTTTCTTTCCTTTGCGCGATCGCGACCCCACTTTGTCTATTCACTGCCATTCCTAAGCTTTCATCGTTAAGCCCAGCTAATAATCTTAATAATTGGCGTTTTTGTTCGGCTTTTTGGCTTAAAGCGCTCAAATCCGCTTGATTGTTCATAAATTGGATCTTATGGTCTTTTAAAGCGTTCGGCCGCACTTTAGCGATCGCATTGTCTAAGCTCATGGTTTCTACAAATTCCGCTACATCCACCACAGCGTCCTCTTCAAACATCGCTTTAAAACTTCCCATCATATTGCCCATGCGGTTTTCAGCATAGTTAATAAAATCTTGCATAGGCTTAATATCTCTAAATAAGCCGTAATAATTGTTTGATTCGTCCGTGTATAGCTTGGATACGATAAAAGGGCATGCGCCATTTTTAAAGGGCTTTTTTTCGCTCCTGTAAATCCCAGCGCTCCTATTCCATAAATACCTATTCCATTCGTAGCTTTGGGTTTCTTCATTGTATTCCTTATACCAGCTTTCAATCACACTAGCTATCTTTTCGTGATTGATAAAAGAATAATTGATAATCACGCTATCACCAAACAATAATAAAGCTTCTTGCTCGCTCACTTCTAGCATCTTATGAAAACGCCTTGCATCTAATGCGTTCTTATCGGTAGAAAAATAATCTATAATAAAGCTCTCAGGTTTTATCGCTTTAATTTCAATTTCTACATTTTTTTCCTTATCTTGGCTCACCCATAATTGAATCACACCTAAACCACCGATTAAAAGATTCTTATCTCTTTCAATCATAGATTTATCATAATTTTCTTGTTGTATAAAGACCTGTAAAAGGCTATTTAACAAATCGCTTAAGGCTCGATCTTCTTCTTGTTTAGGACTTAATCGTATCTCGCTAATGCTCTCTATCTTGTAACCTAAAATCTTATTCACGATCACCTTAAACATATTTTCAACGATTGGCGTTTGACCTCGCTCTAAAATAATGTTTAAAACATCTTGCGGGAGTTGGTTCCCGTTGTAGTATTTCTTGGCTTCTAAAAATTCAGCGTTAGCGATTAAAGCCTTTTGATAGTCGTTAGAAAAATCGTTTTGTAGTGTGGTGAAGTCCATAAAAAGCCTTATTCTTTTTTAGCTAAAGATTAGCTAAAATCAAGGCTTGATTTTAAGGGTTATTTTCTGTTAAAACCTTGTCATTATATCAGCGTTATTTTTAGCGATATTGTCAATCGCTTCCCTATTCTTTAAGCGCTCCTGTTCTCGCGCGTTATAGCGTTGTTTTTCTAATTCAAACTGTTCTTTAGCCATTCTCATGCTTTCTTTAGCGTTCTTGTTTTGCTCGCTATAATTGATCGCTCCCACGATCAAGCTCCCTAAACCTCCAATCGCTCCTCCTAGCATCCCTAAACCTCCATAACCTCCTACATTTTCCATGAAGCTTGAAAATTTAGAAGTTTTAGGCGTTGGCTTATAATCATTCAAAAAATCGCTATAACTCGTTTTAGAATAATTCAACAAGCCGAAGTTTTTCGGCGCTTGCGCTAATTCTTGCGCGCTTTTAGCGTTTTGTGGCTTAAAGTAGTTCGGATCGTTTAAAGGGTTCTTAAAAAACATTTTTTAACCCTTCTTAATACTCTACTTCAAGCATGCTCGGTAAAAAGTATAACACTCTTAACACACCTTTAGCACCGTCACCGCTAGCGGTTTTCACTTCTGCTACAACTACCTTATTACTTGTAGCCGTGTAATCTTTAGCGCTCGTAGCTAATTTACTAGTGGAAACATTCTCTAATTTCAAAAAATAATCTTTTGTGGATTCATCTTTAAAGCCCACGCTAATATTTCCAGCCATAGGATTGCCTGCCACTTCTAAACTCACCTTCACCACTTCTGCACCGCTTGGTAGAGCCACTAAATCATAAACGCCGTTTTTTACCTCAAATTCCGCTTTTGCAAGATAGCTAACGCTGTGAACTTTTTGTTTCATGCTTTCTCCTTTGTTATCTTATATTTGATCTGACACTAAACCGATCACGGCATAATCTTGGTTATCATAAGGCGTTACTACGCCGTCCGTGCTTTGATAGCGCGCTTTAGATACCCCTAAAAGACAATCCACGCCAACGAGTGATTTTCTGCCTGCATCCACAGTTTCATCAATATAAAACCTCGTTTCTTTAGAACCTGCTAATAACACCGCGCTAGCGCCAATCAAGCAACCGATCGAGATTTCTGTCCCTGCCACTGATTTTTTAATTTTATTGTTTTGTAGCATTTCTTGTTTAAGTTGCATAGGCGTTACGATATTACTCACATTAGCCTTATTGAGATAGCGCGTGAAATCGCTATCGCTAATGGTTGAATTAGGCATCCCTACATTAAGCTTATTCCACACGCCCGCATCAATTACCGGGCAATTGTCAATCACACCTAAAAGCCCGCTATAAAGCATGCCCTTATCTTCTCCAGCGAATGCGTAAAGCTTTCTTAATTCTTTAAACTCGCTATCGGCTTTTAATTGGTTGGCTTGGTAGCTATCTAAAAGAATAATGTAGCTTGTGTTTTGCACCACCACATTGCCCACGCTTTGCATGGTTGCTCTAATTGGTTTAATGGGAAACGCTTTGCTATTATCCGCTTTCAAGCCGTTTCGTGCGTGAAAAATCGCTTTTCTAATGGTTGCTACATTCATTGTAGCATTATAGAGGTAATTCGTGAAATCGTTAGTCAAGCTTGCAACGATTCTTTTATCTCTTTCTTCATTCATCCATGTAGTCAAACTATCAACGCTCTCCTTAATGAAATCAATGCGCTCTAATTCGCTGTAAGCTTTGATTTTAGATCTTAAGGAATTACCAAAGGCATCCGGATAGATCGTTTGACTTAAAATCTCTAAATTGTCGTAATTCGCCTCAAAATCCGTATTACCGCTAACACCGCTACCGGTTAGCTGCGCTTTAATCCTTGGGCGGAATGGTTGCTGACTTGCCACGCTAAAAAGCCGAACTCCTCGATCCGCGCCTGTGCCTGTGATGCTAAAAAACGGACTCTTAATCCAGCTTGCGTTTTGGATCTCTCTACCAACTTCTATACCTAAATTTGGGTTATTGGAAATGTTATTAAAATTGATGTTGTTAAGTTTTTCTAACATTTATCGCTCCTTAGTATCTTGTCATGATGTTTTCATTGTTAGCGTATCCTACGCCACTTACGCCGTTACCTAACGCTTCTTTAGGGAATTTGCTCTCTTCTTCTTGGTTTTCTTTTTTAGGCTCTTCTTCTTTAGCATTGATCGCATTGAAATAATCTAAAACCGCCTCAAAAAAATCCACTCCCTCTAACTTGTCAATTTGCGTTTTAATGCGTTTTGGCAATTCTTCCTCATAGAATTCTAAAAGCGCGTTAAAATCAACTTTAGGATGCTTGTTTAAAAACGCTTGCTTGTCTCTTTCAATTTCTTCAGCGTCCTTGTCTTTTTGGATTTCATCGCTTAAATCCATCGCTTTGCTTACTTTATCCGTGAGTTTTTCTCTTAAATAGTTGTTTTGTTCCGTGAAAACAAATCTGTAAAACTCAGGCTTATCGCTAAAAAACAAATCTTCCACTTTCTCGTTTGTTTTATCTACCATGTGTTTAATAAAATCTTGCTCCAAACTCGCTTCCGCTTGCGCGATCTCACGCTTTAGAGTTTCTAGCTCGATTTCTTTTTCTTTAATGCCCATGCTTATCCTTTCTTATCGTGATATTCAAACTCTAGCTAAAATTAAAAGTGTTTTTAAGGGTTATGTTTCAAAAAATTTAATATAACCCTATTTTTTATTTTTTCTTTTAGCTAATATTCTTTCGCTATTAGAATTTCTGTCGTTTCTAATAGCGGTTTCTTTTCTGGTTTAATGGTTTAAAATGTTGTTAGCATTTAGAATCTTATTTGCCACTTGATGAATGTTGATATAGCCATCAAGTGGTCCTCTCTTAAACTCTTACTACTTTACTAAAATGAATATTCTTTGAATACATTAAATTCAAATAGTTTGTTAGGTTGTCTTTAGCAAGCTTTAATAATTGCTTATAATTCGCTAAAACGCTAAAATTGGTTTCATTGTTAGGAATTTCTAAAAGGTTGCATAAAACGCTATACACTAAAACATCAAGGCATATTTTAGGCAGTTTGATAGTGTCTAAAATACTGCTAACTTCTTCGTAGGTGTAGTACACCACTTCAAGCTCTCCGATCTTAAACGGCGTAACGCTTATTTTATCGTTCAAAATCAATAATTCACATTCTCCTGCATCTTTTTCTATCGTGTTACGGTTTACTATTTCTTTCTTATCTAATTTCACGCTTTCTATTCCTAAAAGGTTATTCAGCGTTAAAAAGCGTTCTTCTTCAGTGATTAAGGATCTTGTTATGGTTTTGTTAAGCTTGAATTCTAAACAAATTTTTAAAAGCGCTTGATTGATATTTTCCACTAGCACGCTGTCTAAAATTTCATAATTGCCTACTTCGTTGTCGTTTAGGCACTCTCTAACTTTTGCTATAACTTCGCTAACTTTTATCAT